ATCGTGTTTATCGTTGTAGTGAACTTGCAAGGCAAACTGCCCTAACATTTTTCTGTCAAACGCAAGTTTTCGCAAACAATCTTGATTGAATAAAGCCATCATTTGAGCGTACTCGTTTGGCTTTCTTGAAGCGTCAACCGCGCTAAGTCCACGACCGTAAACAAGGCGCGAAATAGAGTTTATAATGGCGTTGTTTGTTGTGCTATTTGTGTAGCGGTCGATAAGGAAAGTATAGTAATCGTTATCCTCGCCAAAATCAACCCAATTATCTCGTTTCGATTCCTTAATTATAGGCGTTGTATATGCCGACAATTGCAATACGTGTACGTTGTTACTCATAAACTATAAATGTGTTTGCAGTCGCGTTTGAAACATACTGACCGTCATTGACTGAAAAATTAACTATTGACTTATCCGTGCAAAAGATTTTATCTTTATACATCACGTCTGTTCCGTTTAAAAGCGTCAAAGAATAAAACCTTCCTTCGATTAAATTAAACGATGCAGTAACGCTCGAAACATAATCTCCATACGTTTGTGCATTAATTGTAATTGATTGCGCCACGTTTGTTTGTTCGTCCATAATCGTAAGACCGTCAAACGTACCGCGAGGAATACAACTGAATGTTTGTGCGCTTGTTGACGTTGTTAATATAAGCATACTCTATTAACGTAAAAACTCCAAAACTGTTTTAAATAAAAAAAGGGCAACCGCAGCCGCCCCTAATTTAATTTAAAAATGATAGTTAGACAGTAACGATTGTCGCTGAACCAAAAGCAGTAACTAAATCCGCTTCGTTATCTACGTCGATAATGTTTGCCAATACTTTTTCGCTACCTACGAATGTAAGCGTGTAACCGTTTAAATCACCCATTGCAGTTCCGTTCGCAACCGCAGCAGTTGTTAATTCCATTCCATGCTCCAATCCAGCCAAGAAAAATTGACTATTACGGTTTTTCACGATAATGTGAGGACGACCGTAAGACAACATCTTAACCGATTTGTGCGTAGTCGCGTCTTGTTTCTTCAAGATTACAGAAAGCGTTTGCTCTGCAAAAGTAGTTCCATTCTCACGAGAAGATGAAATTGTTTGCTCGAAGGAATTAGTACCTTTTAATTCATATTTGTATAAAGATGCAACATTTGCAACCGCACTAATAACGTCGTTTGATTCTGTTACGTCTGTCGGGTAAGCATAATCTCCGTAGTTTACGAAGTAGATAGCGTCGATTCCTCCAACTGCATCTTTGCAGACTTCCAAACGACCATTTGCTAATTCACATGACATAATTTTTTTTGTTTTTAAAGTTATAAAAAAAGGGAGGAGTATTTTACCCCTCCCTCGTTAATTCAATATTTTATTTTTTAGATTCCGTAAGAAACTAAATCTTCAGCAAAACCGTATTTCGCGTCTGCCGTAAATCTGAGAACCACTCGACAATTTTGTGAACCGTCGATGTCGCCCATATCCAAAACTTTTACTTCATTCATATCGTTCAACAAACCAGTAGCGAAGTAAAGGTTAGATTTTTGAGCCAATAAAGCAGTTCCAGAAGCAAGACCTTGAGCCAAGAATACTTTTACTCCGTCGAAGTACAAATCACCAAGAACTTGGTTTGTTCCTTTTCCTTCGTAACCGTTAGCACCTAATCCAGAAGCCCCAAATCCACCCAATGCACGTACATAAGCACGGTACATATTGTTAGATAAATAAAGCGTCAAATCTTCTTTACCGTACAATGCAGGAGGACAAGCGTCAACGATTGCACCTAATTCAGTAATGATTGTTGAAGCAGCAACCGCAGCACCAGCGATTTTTTGACCAGCTGGTAAAGCAGCGTCAGTTGATAATTGCGTCATGATACCGTCAAATTCTCCAGCAGTAGCATTAACGCCCGCCCAAATAGCCGATTCCATTCCAGCAGCAACTTTTTCAGCAGCGTGTGCGATTAAGAAGTCTGCGAAGTTTTTAGGCAATACATCGAAAGCTGAATAGCCCATAGAAATTGCATCCCAATCTGAACGAAAATCTGATTTGCACAATTGTAGGTTCACTTGAAACGATTCAGGTTGAAGAACTCTTTCAGTCAATGTAATAGTTGAAGTCGGGTCAAAATCACAAGTCGCGTTTTTGATGATTCCGTTAGTACTTACTTTCTTGATTACTTGTTTGAATTTAACGTTCGGCATGATAGTGATTCCACCTTTGTCTAATGTTGGCGCGGAAAGTAATGCAGCAGCGATATATTTTCCCGCTGATTCTCCCGCGTAAGTTGTTGTAATGCTAGTTGTCGTAGCCATAATTTAATTTTTTTAAAATGTTGTTTTTAAATATTATTTATTTTTGATAAGATATTATCCATTGTCGAACGACCAGCTTTTGAAGCTATTTTAAATCCTTCAATTGGTTTTTCGTTTTCTGGATTGAAGGAAATAGGCTTAACTTCTTCGGCAAGTTCAACGGGTGCAACTTCTTCTGTCGCTACCTCGTTAGTTTGTGCCGAAAGTTGAGTTTTCAATTCTTCGATTTCTTTTTTCAATTCTTCGATTTCAGCAGAAAAGAAAGTTTCTTTGCTCACTGATTCGATTACTTTTTTAGCGATTGGATTAACTGATTTTTCAGCTTCCACTTCAACCTCCGCTTCCGCTTCTGGTTCAGCAACTTCTTCTTCTGTCGTCGCTTCTTTAACTTCAGAAATAATTCCCTCCTCAACCACAACTAAAACCATTGCGTTTTCAAGTTCATATTCTCCAATCGGCAAAGGTATTCTTTGCTCATCTTCTGTAACGATAAAAACCTCATTATCCGCCTCGAACATTTCAGCCTCTAAAACTGTTGTCCCGTCGATAAGTTTCATCATTTCAAGTTTAACTTCCATTCCTAATAAGGTTCTAACTTTATTCAAAATTGATTTTTCCTTCATAATTTTATTTATTAAATTGTACTATTATAACGTAGTTACTTTTGTTTGTTTGATTTTTAACCGTTTTGACGTACCGTCGTTCGTACTCCGTTGCTTTCTGTTACTACGGAATTTGGTGCGTTTACGTTTGTTATTTGACCTATCCCTTGCGCTTGTAATGAACCATCGCAACATTTAGTTGAGTACGTTCCATTCTTACAAAGGCAGCCTCTTTTGCTACCCTCCGTAGGACTTGCTTTGCTTTGCGTTTTCATTTCAATAGGCTTTTGAGTTGTTCAATTATTTCGCTTTTCTCTTTTTCTTCCATTGACATTTCTAATTTGTCAGCAAAGAAACCCTCGATTGAAAACCCTTTTACTTTACCCTCTTTTACGTCATTCCATACTTGGTCGTTATCAACTTTCATTGAAATCATCCACGTACCTTTCGGTAAATTAAAACCGTATTTAACTGACTTGTCATGTACTTTATCTTCTATTAACCACGATTCCACAACCGTCATTCCGTCGATGCTTTTAGCGTGTTCTTGCGTTGCTTTGGATTGATTCCCTTTCTTAAAAAATAACTCCATCGCTTGACGCACCGTTTGCTCTGAAAAGAATATTTCAAACTCCTCTTTGGTTTTTTCGTTTACTCGGTAGATTTTCTTGTTGGGTATTAAAGCCGCGCCCATCAATATCCGCTTTTCCGCGTCAATCTCTTTAAGTTCGATTTTTTGCTCTGCCAGTGCAATAAAGTTTTCCTCTATTGCTGGAGATTCCACAACGCTAACGGCATCAATTCCGCTTTCGCTATCTCTTTCGTCGATTATAAGTTCTACTATCTTCATGTATTTATAACGTTTTATTTTTCTATTGTTGTGTTTTCCTGTATTTTCCTGTATAAACAATATATCTTTTACTGTTACTGTTACTGTTACATTAACTGTTACTGTTACAGGTTATTTTTAACCTATCTGGTTATTTAAAAACCCAGTAGGTTATTTAGGTTATTTTTATCCTATTGTCGCATTTTGTATTCTATTTCTGTCTAATGACTGAGCCGAAGTAACCGCACCACTAACCACGTACGCTTGTGTTGGTTGTTGTTGAATCTGCGCAAGTTGGTTAATTCCAGAATTGCCGACCACGTTAAAAGATGGCGTTATAGCACCGCCTGAACCGCTGCCTCCAGCGTCCGAAGGTGGTGGTGGTGAAGTACCGACGTCACCGTTAAATTCCGTAGATGCTATTTTTTTAACGTTTACTAATCCAGCCGTTATCGTAGCAGCCATTGCAACAAAATTAAACGGTGGCGGAGCAGAAGCCAACGCAGCATTTGCAGCTTTATAAGTGTCAAGTACCGCCGTAGCTATATTAACCGCTTTTTGAATTTTAAACGCTTTCTTTTGTTGCGCTTGACTTTTACCAGCGAATAATTCTGTAAGGTTGCTAATTGCGGAAAGTCCATTTGCTACGCCTTGTATTTGAATTTCTTTTTTCTTATTTGCTGCGGCTTTCTCAATCGCTATTATTTTTTTATCCCTTTCTTCGTTTATTAACACTATCAAATCCGCGTCATCTTTGGCAAGTGCTGCCTTTATAGCGTAATCGTCTTTTATCTTTTGAATTGCAAGTGCGTCCTCCGAAAGTGTAAACTCGTCCTTTAAGGCTTTAAATTCTTTTTCTTTTGCGGTTTTTTCTTTTTCGTATTTATCCGTTATTACTTTTAACTCCGCATTTTTTGCCGTTTCAATTATAGCCAACTGTTCCGCGTTACCTATCGCTAACTGTTCAATTGTGAAATATTTAGCGGCAATCGCTTGTTCTTCTCGTTCCTGCTGAGTTAAAGTATTTTGCCAGTTTTCTTCTTGTATTGCCTCTATTTGATTAAGAAATTCTGTTTCTGCTTCTTTTTTAAATTTATTTGCTTCTGCTGCTGCTTCTTTTTCAGCGTTTGCTGCGTCAACAACTGCATTGCTAACCTTTGTAACGCTTTTAGCTACTTCTCTATTTGTTGCTACAAATCTCTTTCCGCCCTCGGTTAACTTGTCTTGATTTTTATTTAGGTTATTAATATTTAAACCATAACCTTGTAATCGATTATTAACTGCATCTAACTCTGCTTGAACTTGTTTTTGTTGCTCTATTGGGTCACCACGGTCAGCCCCGAAAGAGGTGTACACACCTTCTTGGGCTTTTTTCTTAATATCAACAATTTTTTTCTCTAAATTATATTGTTTTTCTAAACCTTTTTGTATTAACTCGTCATTTTTTTTAATATTAAACTCGTTTCTTTTTAACGCAATATACGATTCAACAGACTTATTAAGCTGCTCTTGAAACTCGTTTTCATCACTTAGATTTTTTAATGTAGCCCCATATTGATTGTTTATTTTAGATATTAATTCAGACCTTTCTCTTGAGCCTTGATTAGTACCTTTCAACTGATAAATTAAACTCGAATAGGCAGCACTGGATTTGGAAACTTCACTCGATTCTTGCTTAACGTTTTCCGCAATTTCTTTTTGTTTTTTAGCGTAATCGTCCGCTGCTTTTGTAGAATCTTCTGTTGCTCCCGTTATGTCGTCCCAATATGTAATCAATAAGCCTAAACCGACAACTAATAGACCTATCCCCGTTGCGGCAAGTCCCGTTTTTATTCCATTCAACGCCAACTTTGCAGCGTTACCCATTTCTCTAAACATCGGGATTGCTTCCCTAATACCCTGAACACCTTGCGTTAAAGCCATAGCGGAGTTCACTCTTAAAAGCAATAGTTCAACCTCCTCTGATTCAGCCCCGAATGTACCCATTAAACCAGTCGCAATAGAAAAACCAGAAGTAACGCCCGAAAGCGCACCCCCTAACTTTTGCCCCATTGTACTCGCAGCCGAATCGACGGCAAGGTCTGTATTTATCTGGACTTTTCTGTAATCCCCAACGCTTTTTAATAAGTCTTTGTATTCCTTTGTGGTGGTTTTCCCAGCGTTGGCAAGTTCGTACAACCTATCTTCGGCTTCACCCATTCGGGTTGTTAATGGCTGTAAATCTCCATAAACCTGCTCAAACGATTGACTGACGTCGTGCGTTGCTTTGGATAGGCTATCCATTGCGCTAACTGCCGAGTGAGTATCTACATTTATTTTTACTGTTTTTTCTATCGCCATTATTTCAAGTTTTTAATATCTCGTTTCGCTTGTTTAAGCATTTTAATAATCGAAGTATGTTTTTTATTTATGCCTTTGGCAATGTCTATATTTTCACTTTCATTATAGAAATTATCTATCTGAAGCATCGCGATAATCTGTTGTATCATTTTCGTTTTTTTTATCTTATTGAAGTGCCTGACGTTTTATCAATTGTTATATTTTGGTCTGCCGTAAATAGAGAACTGTCAGCTTTTAAAAGTGACGTTTCCGCAAACGATAAAATTGATACTGTATCGTTTGTCGTCGTTCCGTTTTTAAAATTATAGGTAACGTCTATTGTGAAAAAAGTGTTCGGTTCAGAAGCACCAACTCTTGCCGTAATTGTCTGACTCGTCGTTAACACGCTTTCGCTTAGTGTAACCTCCTCCGATGGTGATAGAACTATTGATTCGCCTTCGTTTGGAATATTAAACGCAAGAAAAACTGAACCACCATTTGGCTCAACGATAGGAATATTCGTGTTTATCATCGGGCGGAAATCTAAGTACAAAGAAAAATCTACTTCGCCGTTGGTTAAATTAGACTTCATGTCGTTTATAACGTACCTTTTATCTCGTATTATTACCCTATCATTCAGCTTTAAAGACGTTAATATTGAAGTAGGTAGTTTTGTTTTTACGTTTACTAATCTTTGTTTAAGATTGTACAAATTGTACAAATAAGAAAAATTATATTCAGAAAATAACGTATTTTGAATTGGTACTAAAAGCAAAGTTGAAGTTTCCGCTGCAAAGTTGAGCGTGTGGTTTTCGTTGTTATAAAGTAAGTCCTGACCAAAAGGAGTGTACGAAGTAATATGAACGGGTTGCTGACCGTTTGTAAATTGAAAATCGCAAGTTTGATTATCATATTGATACAATAAAATAGGCTTCGGCACATAGGGCGCAAACTCGTTATTTAGGCAGTAACCGACTTGTAAATCTGTTCCCGTGAATTTTTGTTGTAGTAGATTTTCAAAAGGAAGTTGAGTAACATATTCGCCCCCGTCATAATCGTATTGATACAGAATATTTCCGTACTCACGGTTGTAGGTTTGCGAAAATTGTTTGTTTAAAACGCTTTCGGAAGGTTGAAAATTAAACCCTATCTTATTGTATAGCGGCATCCGTTGAACGTCAATAGAATCTATTTCTACGTGTTTAGATATGTCTAAAATTCTGCCTTGTCCGTACCAAGTATCGAGCGGTGCAAGTTCGTATTGATTCAATCCAGTTCCAACACAAACAAGGTTGAACGTTTTTAGTATCCCTGCAAAGAAGTCAATCACTTTTATCTTTGGAGCGTTGGCTGAAAGGTTCAGATATAGCAGCGCGTTTGTTGTGGCGTTTGTTGTTATAACAGTTCCGTTTCTGTTACCACTTCCAATAAAGTCATAACGTAATTCGTGCGTCAATGTGATTGCCGTGGTGGCGCGTATTGAAAATGTAAGAACGTCACTTAGTCCGCTCGGATTTGTAACGAATACAATAGTATAAAGACCCGTCCCCGTTCTTTTTGTCGTCCCTATTAAATTCCCGTTTTGGTATGTGTCAATGTAATACTCCGAACCGTTTGACGCGCTCAAAACGTTTAACGCGATGCTATGGTAACCTCCGCCTCCTGAAATATAACTTGTTTTAATTGAATCTTTGTTTACGCTAACCGAGTTCGATAAATCTACCGTTCCAGAACTTGACGCGATGCTGGTTATATCAATCGGGTAAGACTTCCCCGTTCTATTAATCCCGTTCGCGTTTTTGTACCATAGGAATAAGTCAGTAAATCGTTTATCATTTAAAAAAGTTCCCGTAAACGTTACCCCGTATTTTGATTCTATTAAGTCGAAGATTTTACTTACTCTTAAAGCTGGACAAAGTTCGGTGTAAGCTATCGCACCGCCTCCTGAATGTATGTCGTTGTTTCCACCGCTTAAAGATAACCAGTCTGGAGTAGTCGCATCAATTACCGTATTTTGATACTGCCAAATTCTTTGCGAACTGATTAACGGGTACTTAACGTCGTAGGTCGTTCCACCGTTTACTATTCTGTCGTAGATTGCGTCCCACGTATAGATATGATTATAAACGTCGTAGTCCAAATCACTCAGCAAATCCTCGCCTATAAAATCTTTTATTGACGTGCCATCGCCGTAAAAAGTTACCGTGTAACTGTCTGGTCGGTTGTTCTTAATGTTTGCCTTTTCAACTTGTAATTTGCCCCGTCGAAAGAAAGTTAAATCAATCTCTATAAACGCATCTAAGCGTATATTGTAATCGAGTGAACTGTTTACGTCTGACTGGTAAAAGTGTTCTAGTATGGCGTTGTTGTAATCACTTGCAGGTATTGTGAACGATTGCGAAAAGTCGGTGAAATTCTTTGATAAATCTTGGATATTTTGTACCGTACTTGTGACGTTTATCTGCTCGTCGTTAAACAGTTCAAGCCTTTTCGTATCTGCTGCGCCAACATAAAGTTGTATCTTTCTTTCCATTATACAACGGTGTTTACAATGTTATAAGCAAAATCGAAATCCAGTTGGTAGTTAATCAATCGCGTGTTTAATTGCTTTTGAAGGTCGATGCTTTTCGTGTTTAGTTTCGCTGGTAATTCATTAACCAAAATCCTTTCGCTCAACATTAACTGTTGTATAGTTTCCTTGTACGATTCCTTTACCCAATCTGAATTAACCTTTATAGATTGCTGACCGTTGGCGTTAAATACCTTTCTTTGACCTTCGATAATTTCATAATCTGGATAACTGGAAGTCATCAAATTATAATCACTATTTTCTATTTTCAAACTGTCGAAACTTGCTTTGTAAAACCATTCTCTTTGCCACGCTCCAAACTTGTTTACAAAGTCTATCTGAACGGGTACGTATTTACATTCCTCTTTGGGATAAAAATAGGAAGTCCACAATACAACGTCTAATCCGTCCAATATTTCGAGTTTGTTCCCGTCGCTTTCCCAACCTGAATAAACTCTTGAAACGTCGCGAACGGTGCTTGGAAACATGGTTGAAACTTGAACCGCGGCCGTGTTTAAATTTGTCCATCGCGCTTTCCTTGCTGGGTCGGTGTAAACCGTTACCCATCCAACGTTACTCGTTGTATTATAATAGTAATCCCCCTCAGAAAGAAGTATATCGTTGGAAGGTAAATTGTAACCTTCAACAAAGTACCCAAACCCATTAAAGGCTTTCGTTTGGAAACTGTCAAACTGAGCAAAAGAAATAGATGTCTTTTTGAATTTTTTTACCAGCACGTTGCAATATTGCGCTATCGGTGTATTATTTATCGTTGTCGGTTGCGGTTGAAGTGCGTTATGGTCTATGAACTCACGAATGTACGGACTAATGTCGTAATACGTTGCCGTGTTATTTGACGAAGGAATTAGTTTCGACAGAACGTAAGCAAAAGCCGCTGGAACTGGTCCTGTGCCGTTCCATAAAAATATTTCAATCTTTGTTTCTATTTGTAAAGCCTCGTTTATCGTTATGATGTAAGGGCTTCGTGCGTTAATATTAGCCATTTATTATTTCGTCTATTTGTTCGTTAAATATTGTTAATGCGTCTAATCCGTAAGCCTCAACTAATTCTTCTGGCAAACGTTTAAATCCTGCTTCAAAAGGTTTCGTAAAGAAAAGGCTTGGTTTGATACCGTTGTTAAATATGCTTCGCGCTATGGCAAACTGCAAACTTTTTCTATTCATTAATTTGCCGTCTTTGCTTCGAGGCGCAATACCTTTTCTTACTATCCATTTGTCAAGTCCGCTTGGCGGTGGCGTTTTAGATTTGTAAGAATAAGGTGTATCATATTTTCTCTTTTCACCACTTACTCCTGCGTCTTGGAATACTCCATACTCCTCCATAAAGAACTCCATCTCAAAAGAGTTTGGATTTGCTTTAACAGTACCGCCAAGTGAATTGTACAGTTTACTTGACGAGTTCTTTCCGCCCTTCGATAAGTTGGTACGCGCTTGTTGAATAACGTAATCACGAAACTTGTTTAACTCCTCTTGCAACTTACTCTGTTCCATTTAGCAAACTGTTACTTCGTTAGGAATTAAGATGTCTAATGTCATTGTCCAACCTGCTAAAAGATTCTCAAAACGCTCGGTAAAAGGTTCACAGTTTGGGTTGCCGTCAACCACAAATTTGTCGTCCCATAAATCACCATGCAATAGCAAAGCATAAGCGCGATTAAGTACTTCCAATTGTGTATTCAGTACGTCCTGCTCATTGTTGTTTCCCCTGAATAAATCGGTTACTTCCTTCTTTGAAATATCGACAATATCCATCGCAATAAGCGATATATTAAACCGTACTACATTTGTTTCAAACGTTGCCGTGTTCACCATCAAATGAACCAATGGAAAGATAGTTTGTTTATTTAGGTCAACGTCAAAAATACTGCCCTCCGTTATCGTGTTCGTAATTGGGTCAGCGGTAAAGTGCGCCTTTAGTTTTTCCGTTATGCTATAAAATCCTTTCATCGTTTCATTTGGTTTTTAAACTGTCTTTGTTCAATTTCGCTTTTTTGTTTCTCGAACGTGAGATAGGTAAGACATTTAGTAAGTCGGTACTTGGTAACCTCGTCAAACTTCGTGAGGTCGCCTTTAGCGAGTCCATAAAGACTTTGATACCATCCCCATCGTTTGGAGAATTGAGTTGTTTCGCTAAAATCGTTGATACCTCCTTGTTCGTCGTTATCTGCTTCTCCAAATA